AAAGAAATAATACAAAAAGAAATAATATAAAAAGAAATAATACAAAAAGAAATAATACAAAAATAAATAATATAAAAAGAAATAATACAAAAAGAAAAAAAATATATAAAAAATCATATAAAAAATCAACTAAAAGTCTCAAACAAAAATAAAATTTACGTATTATTTTTTTTAATAAGCAACTGACAACCCTTACTTTCTGGCTCTATATATATCTTGGTTGTATCTGTTTTTATTTTTCTATTAGGAGCGCGATGTTCGTAACCAGTAACTCTTTCTTCTTCTATAATTTTCCAAACTTTTTCTAGTTGTCCAATATTATTTTGAAACCAATCACGATTACGTAATACTAGAACACAACTCAATTGTTCTAATTTCCAATATATATATTTTGTATATGTATATTTGTAAGGTTCCGTTTCATAAAATGTAATAGTTTCATCTTCCCATTTTAAAATGTCCTCCTCAGTATTTAAATGAAGTGGTTTATATGCATAAAAAGGAATACATTCTTTTGTATAAAATTGAATAATAACACCTTTATGCTTTTCATTTGCAACATCATCTACTTTGAAACTTTGAAAATCAGGATATTCAATAAATTTGGTTTCAAGAAAATCACATTCATCCAAACCACATACCTCCATTTGTAATTGCATTTGCACCCAGTATTCTTTTTTTGGAATACCAGTAATATCACGACTCACTGGATTTTTTATTTCCAACATGCGACCAAAACGTTCTGAAGCCTTGTCTATATTTATTCCATCTGGTGATGCACCTAAAAACTTGTATATAGGATGTTGAATACAACCAAAATCCTCCACTTTTGTCTTATATATGGTCTCATATAACATTACAGATAATGGTTCATATTTTTGTCCATGATGCATGGCTGTATTTGTATTTACATTATTAATTACTTTAACATCTTCATCTACAATGACATTTTTTGTAAGATTGCATTTTTCATAAATAAGCTGATTAATTGCGGATTGCGTTTCAAATGCTTTCCATGCATTGCTTGCAGTAATCAAATTTGAACGTAACTGATACCATTCAGGTGTCCTTTGAATAGGTTGTGGAATATCACGTAATGTCTGAATAATATGTTCAAGTTCAATAATATGTTCTAGTGATAAAATATTAGTTTTATCTGGTATTTGACTTATATTGATGGAACGTTCAGAGTGAAACAATGTAATAAATATGTGAAAAGCGTCTTCTAATAATTCATTCATATCATCTTCAATATCCTCTCCATAATCGAGACCTTCAATATGATCTTCCATTTGAATATAAAAAATATCCTTGATTTCTTCTAATAATATTTCATGAAAATCTGGTTCTGAAATTACATGTGGATGTTGACACATAAATTCATCCATCAAATGAATAGCTGTTTCCACTAAATCAACCGCTGTTTCTTCAGTAAAAATAGTTGGTTCATCTTCAAATACCAATAAATTTAATATGTCTTTTAGTTCTTCCATATCATTTAAATATTCATAAGACATATAAAGTTATATATATTACTTTATATGTTTTTAATATAATTTATATTATATTATATAAAAATTAATACGTTCTTTAGATTTCACCATCAGTATCTGAATCATTTTTTAATTTATTTTTAATTGTACCGTTTACATGATTTTTTTTTGGTGCAAGAGATTTTAATGTTGAAACTCGTTTATCAATATTCTTAAGAGTAAAATGTTTTGTTGCTTTTGTATAAGTTAAAGCAGGTATTTCTTTAATGATCCCAGCTTCTTTGTCATAAACAACGTCCTTAACACGTAATAATTTTTTTTTATCTAAGCTATCTTTTAAAAAATTAATAAGTAATTTACACTCTGATTCGTCAATATTTTTTTCATTTTTATATACTTCTACAAATTCAAATAATTTTTTATATTTTATAGTTTTATTTAATTTACACCATGGTTCATTATTATTGTTTATTTGTTCTGCTTCAAGAAATTTTTCTAGGTTAGATAAATCATTTGCAGACTTTGTTTCTAGTAATGGTGATCCATTTAATAACATAGTTTTATATTTAATATTCTTTAACTCTTGACATTCTTCACTAATATTTTTGATTTCAGCAATGTCTTCCATACAATATATATTATATTATGTTGTCATCAGTTTAACTCAGTTTTATAAAATATTTAATTATCACATATTTTTTATATCAGTTAAATATTATATTAATGGATATATTAATGGAAGCTGAACAACCAAAAACAATCAATATTACAGGTACAAATAATAAATATAAAATGAAGAAACTAATACATAAGGATACCATAAAAGAACCAAAAAAACGAGTAATTTCTGATAAATGGACGTTTTCAGAAGAATGTTTTGAATATAGGTATCAAATGAAATTGATAAAGGATATTTTAAATAAATATAATAATTTTGGTAATGAAATAAATGGTAATGAAATAAATGGTAATGAAATAAATGGTAATGAAATAAACGGTAATGAAATAAACGGTAATGAAATAAATGGTAGTGAAATAAATGTAAATGCATTAGTAGAAACTAGTATAAATATTGATAAAGATATTGATGTAGCTAAGATTATTAAACAACAAATAAATAAAAAAATATCGAGTTATAAATGTCAAGATAAAATTAAAAATAGACTTGATAATGACAAGTTTATTACTTTTGTATCTATTATTGAAAAAATGGTAGAATGTGAATTAAAATGTCGTTATTGTAAAGAAGAGATGAATGTGTTGTATGATATTTCGAGAGAAATGAAACAATGGTCAGTAGATAGGGTTCTGAATAAATTTGGACATAATATAGATAATTTTCATTTGGCATGTTTGGAGTGCAATTTAAAGCGTAGATGTAAAACACACGATAAATTTTTATTTACAAAACAATTAAATATTGTAAAACAAAAATAAAAAACATTCAATTTTTATGAGGAAATAATATCAAATATAAAAAGTAATAAAAATCAAATTTGATGCGATTTTATTGTATATTTATTTTAATTTAATTTAATAATTAAATGGAATGGAAGTGGACTAAAAGTGAACCATATGAGCGTTCTAGAAGATTAAAACATGTTCAAGAGCTGGAAAATAAAGAATTTAGTAAAAATATGGAAACATCTGCTTATACATCATCTTTGAATCATGACGAGAACACATGGGATATATTAAATCAAAGTGTAAGTGGTTCTGGATTTAAAGTATCTAATAAGAGAGAAGATATGGATATAAAAATAGCAGATAGAAAACTGACACAGCAAATAGGCTTTAATCCATTTTTAGGTGAAAATAGCTACATAAATGATGTAGCTATTCGAGATCAATATTTAAAACCAGTTAATACAACTCAAGATGAAATGAATATGAAATAAAAATATATTTATGCTAAAGATTTGTTGCACATAGTGTATAACAATCTATTAACAAAATAAGCAAGAAAAATATTAAACAACATAAGCATACCACTTATAATATTCATTCTGGTAAGATGTTTGAAATCTCTAAATAAAATAAACATTTCAGCAATAAAAGCAAAAATAAGAATAACAAAGAACAACATTGTCCATGCGAAAAAATAGATGCATGATTGTTTATCTAATGGTCCAGATATAGAATTGATAAAATCTGACATATTATAATATATAAATATAATATAAATTAATAGATATAGTATTTATAAATTATATTATTATGAATAAAATAATATAATTTCTATATGAAAAGACTTAAATGTTTTTCTAACATTCTAACATAATGAGTGTTTCATCAAAATATACAACGCAAAATGAACTATTATTAAATAATTTAATGGAATTTTATAAACATGAACCATATCTAACAAAGATGTTAAAAATAATTACTGGAGAGTCTAAAATCTCTCTACGAATTGTAGATTGGTTTGTCACGAATTATGCAAAAAAAAATTATACTTTATATACAATAACTGAAGAAATAAATAATCAATCAATTCGTTTCAAGGTTTACTTCGATTATAAGCTCAAATTAAAAGCATATAGTAAGAGACGTTTTGACCCTTTTTGTCGCTGGGAAAGGATCAGTATTCCTTACAAGAATGGAACATGTATTGAGACCACTATTGGGCAATTGAACTTTTTTAAATGGGCGTTGGAAAATAAGGTGATTGACTACATTGACGAAAATTATGAAACAATTGAAAAGGACATGAATAATCGTAACAGCACATCCAAAAGAAAGGAAACAATAGTTGCCGACAACTCAAAGACACGTAAAAAACGTGAAGAGCTCTCAATATCCGCTACAAAAAGCATCAAGAAAGAAGATGTTGAAATTGTTGTGCAGTTTCATTAAATACTTTCTCAATAGGGAAAGCTATTGTTTTTTAAAAACGAAAACAATATAAAGACATAATTCTATATATCATTATAATGGAACAACTAAATATCGTTGAGTTAATTGAGAGCAATCCAATCACAAAATTGTCATCTGATTATAATGTAAAATTGCTTACAAAAATAAAGGCAAATTTTAGTGATTTTGAACAACAATTATTTTTGACAAGTTTTTATTGCTATTTTAAATATCATCCAACAAATGATTTTGTAATTGATTTAGATGATGTTTGGAAGTGGGTAGGATTTTCACAAAAAATAAAGGCTAAGATATTACTAGAAGGAAATTTTAAAATAAATGTTGACTACATAAAATCGCTTTACCAGCCGGTAAAGCAAAAAAAACACACTAAAGGCGGTCATAACAAAGAAATTTTTATGTTAAATATTAAAACATTTAAATTATTTTGTATAAAAGCTGGAACAAAAAAAGCAGATGAAATTCATGACTATTATATGAAAATGGAAGAAATTATTCAAGACACAATTAATGAAGAAACAAATGAATTAAGATTACAACTTCAACAACAAAATAAAATAATAGAAAATGTTGAAAAAGATAAAGAAAAGTTAAAAGAATCAACCATCATAGAACAATTTCCACTCAATACCCAATGCATTTATATAGGCAAAATCGATAACAAAACATTAGGCAAGCCCAACAGCAAAATGTATCAGGAAACTGTCATAAAATTTGGTCAGAGTAATAATTTATCTGACAGAGTAAAAACACATAAATATACATTTGAAAATTTTAGATTATATGCAGCTTATAAAGTAAAAAATAAAATAGAAATAGAAAATGCTATTAAGAAACATCCTATTTTGCAAAAAAGGTTAAGACTAATTACTACAGAGAATGACGGCATTACTCATCGTGAATTATTAGCTTTAGATGATGATGAATTTACTATAGAAAAAGTTGAACAATATATTAAAGAAATTATTAAACAAAATGAATATAACGTAGAGAATTATAATTTACTTCTTAAGAAAACATCAGAACAAGAAATTGAAATTAAACAATTGAGAGAAGAATTATCAATAAAAGATAAACAAATTACATCAGTATCTAATAAATTAACTTCTTATACAGGAGAAGGAGATATAGCAAATGAAACAAAAAATAAAATTGCAAGCACTTATGCTCTATGTAAATATGGTTATTTTTTATATATTTTTCAATACGATAATAACCGCTTTATATGTTCTATAACTAGACAGAAAGATTTTGAAACATTGACTACAAATTTAAAGAACCAATATAATGGAGGAGAAATGAAATATAATACAATTGTTTCTTATCCATTTACAGAGAAGAATATGATGTTTCTTTTAAAGCAACATTGTATTTGTCTAGGGAATAATAAATTTGAAACATCATTTGAAGATGTAAAATCTATTGTTGATATTGTTTGCAATCTGGAAAAAGTATTGATTGATAATGCACATGACTTGCCCAAGTTACAAAGTATCATAGAAAATAAATCAGATTGTTCTTTTACAAGTGAAATAAATGTTATATTGGATCCAGAAGTTCCAACAATAAAAAAAGCAAAAAGATCCATAGACCAAATCAATAAAGATACTGGTGAAGTAATAAAAACATTTGAGAGTATAGAAGCTGCAGGTCGTTCATTAGGATTAACTACAGGAACTGCAGTTGGAATAGCTCTAAGAGAGAAACGGATTTGTCAAGGATTTCTATGGAGATATTCTGGTATTTCAAAAGAAGAACAATATAACGAACAACCTGTTATAAAAGTTTGCTGTTCAACTGGTGACAAAAAGTATTTCAAAACAATTGCTGATGCTGCAAGAAATTGTAATATATCTGCACCAGCATTAAGACAAAGAATTTTAACACATGTCCATATAAATGACCATCATTGGGTTTTTGACAAAAATGCAAATCATTATAAATAATTTAATATAAATAAGATATAAATATTTAAATAATAGGTAAATATTTAAATATTTATTAAAATACTAACATATGGGAAACTCACAATCAATTAGAAAAACAAATTTTGAAGATATTCAATATATAATAAAAAATCCGGAATCCTATATTATTATCAATACACTTCCTATTTCAGAACAAGATTGTTTATTACCTAATACGATGAATATAAATAGAGAGGAAGAATTGATAAATCAATTAATAACTACTGGAAAAAAAGATGCAAAAATAATCATTTATGGAAAGAATTGCAATGATGACAAATTATATGCCAAATATCAACAATTGTCTTCTCTCGGTTTCTATAATGTGTTTGTTTATACAGGAGGCTTATTTGAATGGTTGATGTTGCAGGATATTTATGGAGACATAGATTTTCCAACTAGTAAAAAAGAAATGGATATATTACGTTTTAAACCTAAGAAAATACTGAATGTTCAGCTTTTAGAGTATTAATTTTTATCTATTTTAATTATTTAATAAATTTTTTAAAGATGCGACTTCCTTTATAGCTTTCCTATGTAACTTTAAAGATTCTTTCCGTGAATAGGCAGTTTTAAATAACTTGTCTGAACGCATCTTAAATACTCTGTAATCAAACAAATCTAGCGCTTCCTTAAGTGCAATCGTGTATTCGGAATTGTCAATATGCATTTTATACATTATACATCTGTCTATGTCATAAGCTGCAAGCAAATCGGCTTCTCTCACAATATTATACGCCAATTGATAATCACCTAATTCAGGATAACCATTTGCCTTTACTTTTGAATATGACATAGTGGAAATGATGTTACTCATTATTTCCAAATCTTCTTCTCTCATGAATTTTGACATAAAGAATTTGTATCTTATAATACCTTGTGCTTCATTCATATATTTTTTATCACACATATCATGACCAATTGCGGCTGCGTAAATAATTTCTTTTTGTTTTTCTAAAAATGGGTTTGCTTGTAATTCACTTTCATAAATGCGTTTTGCAAAACCAAATACTTCCATGCTGTGCTTTAAACCATGAGATTCGTCAATTCCATAAATGTTTGTTGTTTCAACTACATACTGAAATGCATGATTAATTAAAGAATTTAAATATAAAGCTGGTGTCATTATTTTCATGTGTAAATTATAATATTATTTTATTTTTAATTCATTTTTTTTAATTTAACTAAAATTAAATTCAAATGTAGTCACATATTTCAGATACTAATATATTGTCTCTAATCATCATTTTGAATGGTTTTCCACATCCATATATTGCGTTATTTTGAACATATTGATCGCAAAGTTGTTTTGGTGTATGAGGGTCCATTTGTTGACCTGTATTTTTAAAGGTTCCATGACGAAAAATTGCACAATTTATTTGAAGAATTTCTATAAATTCTTGACAATGTGGACACGTTATTATATTGTTAGATAAGTCTTCCATTCAATATTATTTATATATTAAGTTAAAATATTTATATAATATAATTATGAGCGAAGATATTCATTTATTTTTTGGACATCAAAATAGAACAAAAGGATATATTATAGATGTTTTTAATAATTTACTTATTCAACAAGGACAATCATCAATTTATCCTGATGGAAAAAAACCTCGTTTTAGCAATGGTAGTATTTTAGAATTAAAAATAGAAAAAAATTATTCTGAATTTCAATTAAAATTATCTTTAGCTATTACAGGCGATTATACTAGTAACAAAGATGATTCTGAATATTGGGTAAGTCAAAGTGATATTAATAATTTTAATAAATTTGATAAATTTAGTGGAACAGTTCCATTTATATCAGTTCCATTTCCTGAATATACAGTTGTAGTTACTGCAGATGATTTAATGAATAGTTTTAAAATAAATACTACTAGATTACCAGACAAAATAATATGTTATTTTGTAAGACATGGATATTCAACACATAACGTTTCAACTAAAAGCCGACTTTTTTCTGCAAGTAATAGTGTATTTAACACAAATACTTCATTAACAGAAAACGAAACAGATAGAAAGATAAGAATGAGAGAACTTTTGGAACAACCTGAAAGTATGCAAATAGGTGAAAAAATAGGAACTGAACAAGCATTAAAAGCAGGAGTTGATTTTTCTACCATATTAGGAGATAGAAAATTAAAATCAGTTAGTGTTTCTGATTTAGTACGAACACATGAAACTGCTTCATTTTTTTTAACAGGATTATTAAATCGAAAACCTAATGCATTAAATGAAATAAGATTTATATATGTATTACCATGTTTTCATGAATTACAAAAAAATGGAAGAGATGAAGATAGTAAAGTTGCAAATAATTTAACTAGAGTATTTACATTGGGACAAACACAAGGTGCTTTAAATAGAGAGAATAATACAAATTGTAGAAATAATGATGATTTTTTAAGGGAAGGTTCTTATATGGGAAGATTCAGAATTTCTGGAAAACAAAGAAAAAGTTGCGGTTCAATTATAGTAGGAGACAGATCATTACAACTTTTGTGGGGATTTTATAAAGAAATGTATGATGGAAAATATAGAGACCAATTTGAATATTCCTTTAAAAGAAACCCTTGTATAGGTAATAATTTTTTAGGTTTATTTTTAAATGAATTTTATAGTGGTAAATCAAGAGGTGGTAAAACAAGAAAACGTAAATTAAATAAAAAATATAAAACTCATAAAAAGAATAAAAAATCTAAAAAAAATAAATTTATACATAGAAATACTAGAAAACATAGATACTAACGAATAAACCTAACTAACGAATAAACCTAACTAACGAATAGACCTAACTAACGAATAAACCTAACTAACGAATGAACCAATTAATTTCGTATAACCAATCATGCAGTTGATTTTTATTTTCATAAACATCAATATTACCATCAATAACTTTTATCTCAGCATTCTCATGGTTATTTTCCATCATATCTTTATGATATTTATCACACATTTTCAAATATTCCAATGGAATATTATCTTCACCTTCTCTTGCTCTTTTTGAAATTCTTGCATGGCAAATTTCTGGGTCTGTCTTGACATAAACAACTTTATGCACAGGAAATTCCTTTGAAAATGTATCGAACCAATTCAAATAAATTTGATAGCAGACATCTTCCATTTTGCTGGTCTCGTATAACATCTTTGCAAAGACATATCGATCTGTATTTAAGCTGCGTTCTGTAATTATTATATATTTTCTATTTGGTTCAATATCTTGAAGTGCTTGATGTAGCACATTCAATCTTGAAATATAGGCCATCATTTGAAAAGGGAATGCATATTTATCTTGATTTAAGTAAAATTTCTCTAAAATAGTTTTTCCATCTGCATCTTTAATTGTTTCCCATTCATCAACAGGTTCTTTCAAGAAAATGAAATTTGGGTTGTTTTTATAATTATTCTTTAAACATTCCATCAATGTTGTTTTTCCGGAGCCTATATTTCCTTCAATAGAAAGGACTACAAAATTAAATGTTTGACTTTCAGTAGACATATTGCGTTAATAATATACTATTGATTATTACTTTATATTTTTATTTCAATTTTAAAAAAAATTGACATATAAAATAAATATAAAGAGAATAACATAATTTATACTATAACCAGAACAGAAATGGATTTACAACAAAGAAAGCTCAAGAAATCAGAATGGGATTCGATTGAGATAGCAGTTTCTAAATCAGAAATGGACGTATTAAGTATGATTATGCAAGGATATCATGATGTAAATGTAAAGATAAATAATAATCTCTCTATCTTTACATTCTTAAAGATAGAATTTTCAGAGAAAATGGAAGATTACTTATATAATAAATATTTGCGTAAACGCTGTGACAAAACCCAAGAGGAACTTAAGAAAATGACTACAAGTTATGATCAGCTTAAACTTGATCCCAATATAAAAATAAATTCGGCTGATAAAATTAGACTAGAAAGATTTGACGAAAGTTCTTTAAAAAGGATAGACATTTATGAAGATGTTCTTCTGACACATATTGAGAAATTGATACAGAATAAAAAATCAGGAAATGACAAAAACTTTCACTATCATTATTATACGCTTTACAAGCTCATTCGTAATAATATTGTGCGGTTAAACAGACACGTAATCGATATCACAAAACGCATATTAGATTTATTTGAACCAGAAATAAATAAGCTTACCATAATTCAGAACGCTGTGGAATTTATTGAACGCAATGATAGCCTATTAAAGTATGCTGATTTGACACTTTATGAGCATCAAAAGGAAATCTTTACTACTTGCAAAAGTATGAGACCTAAATTGGTGTTGTATATGGCTCCTACTGGTACAGGTAAAACATTGACACCAATTGCTTTATCAGAGCAAAAGAAGATTATATTTGTATGTGCTGCTAGACATGTCGGTTTAGCGTTAGCAAAGGCAGCCATTTCAATGAAAAAGAAAATTGCCTTTGCATTTGGTTGCTCAAGTGCAGATGATATTAGACTGCATTATTTTGCGGCAAAAGTGTTTACCAAGAATAGGCGCACAGGTGGAATTGGAAAGGTCGACAATAGTGTTGGTGACAATGTTGAAATCATTATTTGTGATATTCGCTCTTATTTACCTGCAATGTATTATATGTTGGCATTCTTTTCAGCACAAGATATTATTATGTATTGGGATGAACCAACTATTACATTGGATTATGCTGATCATGATATTCACAAGACAATTCAAGAAAATTGGAAACAAAATATGATACCCAATGTAGTGTTGTCATCTGCGACATTACCCAAACAACACGAGCTAACTGAGACTATTCCAGATTTCCTTATGAAATTTCCTGGTGCAGAAATTTGTAACATAGTTAGTCATGATTGTAAGAAATCAATACCAATTATTAATAAAGATGGATTTGTGGTGTTACCTCATTATTTGAGTGAAAATTATCAAGATACACTGAAGGTAGCCAAACATTGCAATGATTATTTGACATTGCTGCGTTACTTTGACTTGAAAGAAGTCGTCGAATTTATTGGCTATGTGAATGGTAATCAATACGGCAATTCAAAGACGCATTTAGACAGACATTTTGAAACGTTTGACGATATCAATATGAAAAGCATAAAAATGTATTATATAATCTTGTTGCAAAATATTGTTGCAGATAAATGGCCGTCTATACATACGTATTTCAGACATTTAAGGAGACCGCGAATATTGGAAAATGGTTCAGTAGATACAAAAGGTAACAAAATTACAAAAAGTAAAAGCATTGGACCTGGAATAACAAGTAGTCATTCTTCAACAAATGTATTGGATGGAGCTCCACTGACAAGAATAGCTAGTCAGCAAGGAATACCATTAAGAGAAGGAATACCATTAAGAGAGACAAATGCAGGCACAGGCACATCTGGTGTTTATGTCACAACAAAAGATGCATATACATTGACAGATGGTCCGACTATATTTATCTCAAATGATGTAGAAAAAATTGCAAAATTTTGCATTCAACAGGCTAATATTCCTTCTATTGTGATGGATGAATTGATGAAAAAGATCGAATATAATAATGTGATTAATGAGCGTCTATCCGTTCTTGAGTCAGAGCATGAATTAATAAAAGAGCAAGGCGATCAACAGGCAAAGAATAATGTATCAAGTTTCCATAATGGAAGTACAATTAGTGGAAGAAATAAAAGCGGTAAAGATTCAAAAAAGTCGTCTCGTGATTGTCCAGAAGAAATGGAGAACAAGGGAAAGCTAAACAAATTAACACAAGAAATTAACTCTTTGCGAGCTCTTATAAAATCCGCGTCATTAAATGATACATTTATTCCAAATAAAAAAATGCATTTGGATAAATGGACGGCAAATTTGGAAACACTTTGTGGCGGTGCATTTACCAGCAATGTAGATGAGCAATTTGTCTGCGATATTATGGCTCTAAAAGGTGTAGAAAACTCTTGGAAGGTTCTCTTAATGATGGGAATTGGTGTGTTTATAAATCATGAAAATATTACTTATACGGAGATTATGAAGAAACTGGCCGATGAACAGAAATTGTATATGATTATTGCATCGAGTGATTATATTTATGGAACCAATTATCAGTTCTGTCATGGGTTCTTGAGTAAAGACTTGGATTTGACGCAAGAAAAGTTGATACAGGCTATGGGGCGAATTGGACGAAATAATATCCAGCAAACTTATACCATTAGATTTCGCGATGATGATCAGATTTCAAAGTTATTCACATCGGAGACCGATAAGCCAGAAATCATTAATATGAATCGACTATTCAATAGTAAGAAAGTAGTTTGGAGAGATAATGGCTATGTGGAAGAAGAATAAAGGTTTTGAATAATAAACTTGTGTAAAAGAATAAAAATAATTATATAAATTTTTATCTATAATATAGTAATTATTGGTTTATTATATTCGTATACTTTCTCTCTTAAACTTGTATAATATTCATATCTTTCTTTTGATAGCTCTGATTCATACAATTTACAATTTCCGGTAGAAATAGTTTCAGTTTTTTTCTTATCTATTTGTGAATTTGGATTATTTTGAATGAGTGTATTATATATTTTAATTGTTTTCCATCCTTCTAATACTTTTTCAAATATAAAAATAACTTCTTCTCCAGTAATATCACGTTTTATAGTCCGTTTTTTCTCTCTTCTTTCTTTTTTCATTTTTATAAAAACTTTTTTATATTTGTTATCCATTTTATAAATAACAAATATATTTTTATACATTTATTTCTGTAAATTGTTTTAACAAATTTAAATAATAATCATATCTTTTTCTAAATTATCAATAATATTATTTATTATATTTAATTTTTCTTGAATTGACACTTGATTAGATTTTGTTCCTATATATATTTTATCAAGTTTTGGATGTTTTTCTATTTTAAAAAATTCACGACTTTTTGTTTTTTCTTGATTTAACCATTCATGATAATATACTACATATTTTTTCATCATATTTTGAGTAATTCCATCTGGTAAAGGTTTAGCGGAAGTTTTTCTTTCTCTCTTTGTTCCTGGTTTAATACCTTTTGAGTTTTGTTCTTGTTCTTTTCTTGTAGAAATTCTTAAATTTTCTAAACTATTATCCAATGGATTTTGATTAATATGATCAACACTTATATTTTTAGTTCCTTTACCATTACCATAACAACTGGTAATTATTTGATGGATATATAATTCATTCTGACCCATAATATAACCATTTTGTAATTTAAACCAAGTAATTTTTTTACCTTCATTTTTATTATTTTCATAATCTAATATTTTTTGATAGCTATAAGGACACATTTTACAGATAGTATCTTTTTCACAATACATTAATAAATATTCTTTTTCATTTTCTTTTATTTTCCATATAGGATTTTTCATAATATAAGCGTCTTTTCCAAAATCATTGTAATGACCAAGTGTATAGCTTATTACATTATATTTATTTTTAATATCATTATGGCATTCATGATATATAGTAACATTATTACGTCTCAAATCAAAAATATTACCATTATTAAATTCATATTTTATATTTGAATTATCATATTTAAATATAAATTCTAAATAAGAAATTTTTTGATTATGACGTAAATAATATGGATATGGTTTCTCATTCGGATAATAATGTATAAAATTTTTATCAAAATTAATTATAGAAAATAAATCTTTAAAATCTATTAGAATATGATTATCATTAAAATAAATAATACCACAATTTTCTACAGGATCAAAATCATATTTAAGAGTATAGTTCATATTATATAATTTATAATATGAATATCTTTAAGTTATTTTTAATTGAAATATTTTGTTTCAGTTTACTTAATTGGAGTAAGCTAAACCACCCCAGTTAGCCTAATCCGACCCAAATATTTCTATTTGAGCTTGGACTATTCCTTAAGTCTTCATTGAAAGTTGCTAACTTTCTCAGACCCATTCCATTATAGTCTCTGAACCTTCTCCATGTGCTTGCTTTAGCGCATTTAGGAGCTTGGCTGCAGATTGTCCAATCCTTTTCGTTATTACTATGCCCTAGGTCATTACCCCGAGTATTCAAAATGTTTTCACATAATGAAGTAGTAGAAAAGGCTATCAGGATATTCCTGCAATTTAGAAATGTTGCCTCAAAATGACTTGATAGTCAGAAAGAGACTAGCTGGTTATATAATGCGAACTGATATATTTCGCATATTTGCTTTACACTGTTTACCCACATTAGAAAGCAAATATCTATTGTGGCAGCCAACTGTTTGGCACAGGTTAAAAAAATGCCAGACATAATTCTTAGAACGTTGTAGTTTGTAGCATAAACGCGAACCTTGGCAGTCTTGGTACCCTCAACGGTAGCGTTGGAGAGAACAAGCTGAAGAGTAGCGTTATCAATTCTGGAAAAGTTGCAAGTTCCTGAAGGCTGATGCTCTTCAGGTCTGAGTGCGAAGGAGTAAACATTGATACCTTCATCAGGGTTGCGGGTGTGGGCTTGGTAAGGTTGGACCCAAGAGAAGTAGGAACCTTCACGCTCAGAGAAGCGGTCTTGTCCGTTAAGTTGTAGCTTAGCGGTGACGACAGGGTTCTGACCCCAACAATGCATGTCAAGAGAAGTCTCAGAGAGGACGAAAGTTCCGGCATCAGAGACACCAGAGTTATCCTTGTGAGAGTTAGCATCAGCAATAAGAGCAGCAATGTCGGCAGGTGTTCCAACAGGAACAGGAACAGCGTTACCACCAAGATTAACTTCGTTGTAAGGGTTGGAAGGTCCGTGCCAGTATCCAGTGAAACCAGCGCCAGGAATGTAGTCAAGAGCTCCAGCATCATTGAAGAGACCACGAGCATCAATGTATGCACGAGAGTCAGAAGCAACAGAGGCAGGACCTCCGAAGGCATGAATGGCGTTAGGAAGAGCATCAATGGCATCAGTATAGTTGAAAGGCTGGGCACCAAGGACCTTGAATAGAAGAGCATCACAGGTCAAAGATGAGCAATAATCAACGTTCTGATCAGGCTGAATAACCCAGATGAGCTCCTTCACAGGGTGATTGAAGTTGAGCTTAATCTTGTTCGAAGACGATCCGACGGACTCATCACCAGTAAATTGAAGCTGAGTAATCAAATACTCGTGAGGGTTCTGTGCCATTCTGCGGCGCTCGTCAGTGTCCAAAAACACGTAGTCGACGTAGAGGGAAGCAGCAACAAGGGACTGATTGTAGGCAATAGTTGCAGGAACAGGGCGTCCAACAGTGTATTGTCCGGCAGAACCTGTGTAAGGGTTGGTGTTGCAGTTAAGGGTGGTAACAGCCCACAAGCACTCATCAATAGGACGGATATCAAGATTAATCTTGACCTCGTGGTATTGGAGAGCAATAAGAGGAAGGGCAAGACCAGGGTTGGTGCAAAACCAGAATTGAAGAGGAACATAAAGAGTGGTCTCAGGAAGAGCATTACGAGGAGCACAGACTTGACGAGGTGCAAGGGAGTCACAAGGAGACTCAACATCAGAGAAAGAAGGATCAGTGATAAAGGTGAGTTGAGTGGTGTTACCAATCATCTTGAAGTATCCACGTTGTTGCTCAGCAGTCATGGTAAGCTGGTTCCAGATGTGCATCCAGTCACCATATTGACGATCAATTCGTTGACCTCCAATCTCGACCTCAACTTGGGCGATAATTTGCTCACCAGGGAAATCTAGCCAACGAGCATAGACACCAGTGTTTTGGCCAGTTGAATAGTTACCAAGGCCCATAAGTTGGTTAATCTCAGGAAGAGTAACCTGGAGATATGTGCGGTAAGCAAGATCACCATTTCTGGAGATCACGCACTGCACACGGCGACCGAAATCGGCTTGACCGTTAAAAGTTTGCTCAATTGATTCAATAGCAAAGTTTGTGTAACGTCTGTAAGTTACTTTCCAGAAAGTAATTTGAGGATTACCTGTACATTTCCTCTACCTTATTTTTCAATAAGGATTAGACTATATCTTATGAAGAACTCATATTTGCTTTAAATTCTGTTAATTTTTGATTTTAATATGAACTCTTCCGAAAACCATTTAGTCGTTGAACCTTCTTCTTTAAATTTTTGTATTTTATCCAAAATAAAATCCACCTTTTCAAAAGGTGGAGCCAAACTTTGATTAACATTTTTATCAACTTTTTTTAAAAGTTGAACTGGTATTAAATTAGACCAGTTCCAACATTTAAACTTTTCATCTTCGTTTGTTAAATCAAATTCACAAACAGGAATAATATGATCAATTGACCAAAATGAACCATAATTTTCCCAATTCATTTCTGAAGTGAAATTATATTCAAACCATTCTCTTAAATATTGAATATTACAACCTATATAATTCATAGTTGTGTCATTTTTATTTAGAACACTTCTTAACCGAGCAGCTAGTGATTTTTTTAATCTATAATTAACGTTTGTTATTCTTTCATTTCTACACCACTCTGTTTTCTGTTCTCGTAAAAATTCTGGATAACAAGAAATACAAATCTTTTTCTTATAAAACTTTTTTAACTTTGCAAAATCTTTTAAAACTTTTTTTTCGTTACATTTTTCACATTTTGCTAAAAAAGTCTCTGCTTTTTTTTGTCTAAGATTTTTTTTTCTTATTTTATCCAATTCATTCAAACATTTTTTACATGTTTTAGAATATGAATTTTCACAATATTTTCGATATTTATCAATATGTTTGGTTTGTATGCATTTATCGCATATTCTTACTTCACATTCATTTTCCATTTATATTACTATGTGTCTATAATTTTATATTGTTTAAAAAATATTATTTAAAGAAGCTTGGATGCTCATTGCCCATTTCTTTGAACTTTTTGTTCAAATCATCTTATTCATTTTTACTATACCCAAGTTTTTTGTCTTGGCCACAATCCTTTCGCAAGAATTGCTTAGTAGAATAAGCTTTAGGGGTTTCAAGCAATTTGATTTTCTCACCAGGGCTTTTCAAATTAGTCTATAGCTAATTTCCCTGATTAATGTCAGTGGTACTCTTTTATTAAAAAGTATCCACAAAGGGCTTTATGAATATCTTATTTTTTCGATATTCCCCGACATTTTTCTACCCTACAGGCTTTTAAGGTAAACATCTTGAGCGCCATAAGCGACGAGTTGCATTAGACCACCTCCCATTTTATAATATGGCTAAAGAAAAAAAAATTTTGGAAATTAAATTAATTAAATTAATTAAATTAATATTATATCATAAATATTTCACTTAAATAATAACTTTATTCAAATCCAAATTGGTCTTCATAAATTTAAGCAAATATGTATCCTCTAGGACTTCTTTTTTGTTTTCATGATGTTTTGTAAAGACATATGAATCGTTCCTTTTTTTTACAGACCATCCCTGCTCTATTGAATTAAAAAGAATTAACATTTTTTGGAATTTAATGGCATCAACTTTAATCTGTTCATTTTCTAAATCTTTTAAAGATTCTAAATTTACTTTAATATCCATTAAAGATAAAAAAGAAAACTTTAGATGTTTTTAAACTATAAAATTAAATACATGAAATATAAATAATATTTATATAATTTATATAATTTATATGACTAAAAAGTTAACAAAAAAAAATAGAAAAAATAGAAAAACTAAATCCAAAAGAGGAGGAGGAGATGAATGTCCTGATTTTGGTAATATTCCAACTAAAAAATGGGGTGCGATTATGGGTATGGGTGGTGGCGGTTGTGGGTTTGACATACATGCACTCAAACCTTATACTATAACTTCATCTTTTGAAGGTGATATAAATACACCAAATTTTACTGTAAAAAAATACAAACCAAGAGAACCATACCGTGAAATTGGAAGATATTGGGTTGATATTAAACTCGATGACAAAAATATACCTACAATAGATAAAATTACATACCAACAGGGTAATAGAGCTGAAATTGATCTAACGAAAAAGTGGTCCTATACGTTTCCAGAAGGACCTAAGAGAGAAAGTAACGAATTATTACTACGTAATTTAAATTTACCAGATACTATTGATCGAAAAGATCCATTTTCTTTATTTCGTTATTTTCCAGAGGGTTTTACTCCATATGAACCCAATATAGATGGTAGTGTAGATGGTAATACCCCAGTGTATAGATTAGAGGATTATCTAAATAATTCACCTGAAGATCAGGCACGCATTATGGAAACATTCAGAGGACCACCTTCTGGACCACCTTCTGAAACACCTTCTGAAACACCTTCTGAAACACCTTCTGAATCACCTTCAGTAATAACTAATGTAGGAGGAAAAAAAACACTACATCAAAAAAGAAAAAAAAGTAAAAGAAGAAAGAATAGAAAATAAAATATATTTTATATTTATTATAAATTAAATAAATTTTTTAAAATAAATATAAAAAGAATATGCCAAGTTTTAAACCAAAATCAGTAAAAAAAATTAAATATAATAAAAAATCAGCAATGACGCTTGATATCAAGCATAAGGAATTCTTAAATGAGTTCAATAAAGATAAAGAAGACATAATACCTGATTTGAAGCAAGAAAAACAGGAGTTAAAGTATCAATTGAAAAATAATAATCTAACTATTGAACAACGTCTTGATATTCAAGACAAAATAAACGATTTGAATGAATCTATAAAAGAAATTAAATTAAAAAAAAAAGAATATTTTCTAGACAATTCTAAATATATTTTTGAATACTTTGAAAATAAGAAAAATATATCTGAAGGTGGAAACACATCTATTCAAGTTGCAACAAATAAGACCAAAATGATAAATTCCTTTTTTAAAATTAAAGAAGCAATAGAAGAAAATTCTACTTCAAATAGCGAAAACAATAATATTGTTCAAAAATATTTGAGTAATATTGATGACGGATTTATTGATGTTAATTCGTTTGTATGTCAGACTGATATTTGTAAATTCTGTTATCAAGGAGAATTAATTCCTCTTGAAGATGAAGGTATAATGCTTTGCAATAATTGTTCTCGTAGTATTCCTTATTTAATAGAAAATGATAAACCTTCTTATAAAGAGCCTCCTAAAGAAGTTTGTTTTTATGCTTACAAAAGGATTAACCATTTCAAAGAGATTTTGGCACAATTTCAAGGCAAAGAAACAACACAAATTCCTCATGATGTGATTGAAAATATTAAATTGCAAATAAAGAAACAACGCATTGAATTAGAAAATATTACCAATATAAAGACAAAGGAAATATTGAAAAATTTAGGCTATAATAAATACTATGAACATATTCCATTTATTAAAGATAAACTTGGTATCAAACCACCCATTATGTCACCAGAATTAGAAGAAACATTGTGCAATCTTTTTGTTGAATTACAATCACCTTATTCAAAATATTGTCCAGATGATCGAGTTAACTTTTTAAATTATTATTATACCGCTTATAAGCTTTGTGAACTGTTAGGCGAAGATGGATATTTGGAACATTTTCCTATGTTAAAAGACCCTGAAAAACGAATGGAACAAGACGAAATATGGAAAAAAATTTGCTTGGATTTAGATTGGGAATATATACCAACTATTTAATTAATTATTTAATAAAATTATTTAATTACTTTACAAAATGTAAATAAATATAAAAAAATGCAAAATTAGCTAGAAGATAAATTTCACAATTTATTATATTTGATTCTAAAAATACAGCAGCACATAATATTGTTTGAATATATAATGATAAATATAATATAATGTTATTTGTTTTATAACAATGATTGAACATAAATAATAAAATACTAATAAAAACAATAAAACAATATACAAAATGAATTGTATTAGTATGGTCATATATTAAAACACCAATTATTCCAATTAACATAAAAAATATAGAAAAGAAAGAAAATATATCACATCTCAATAGTTCATAAATTATTGTTGTTATACCCATGATAGTCATACCGTAAAAGCAAATTTCATTACATTCTTTATTCTTTATAATACTTGAAATTGAATTATCATTTGTTGCATAATAATTATAAACATTATGTATGACATATATATAAATAATTATCATTAATATAAAAAGTAATTGTTTAATAAACATTTATAAATAATAATATTAAAGTTTTTATATAATAGCCGTAAAAATATTTTATTTTATTTTTTATAAAATTTATTGAACCTATTAATTCGGTTTATACGGAAACAATTGTAATTCTCTCGTATTGTAAATGGAGAAATTAGGATCGTAATTATTTGCACCTACACCAGAACCATAACATGTACCTCCCTTAAGATTTTTTCTTCGTGTTTGACACTTTTTAGAATGTTTATGTTTTCGTTTATTTGTTTTATTTTTTCTTATTTTTCGACGTCCCTTTCTAGTTCTTCTACCTCCTTTTGATGCACCAGGAGGTGTCTCATTAAATTTTATTGTTTTAATACTCGGATCTCTAAATACTTTATAAGATTTAAACATTATTTGACAATTTTTTACATCACTTGCGCTAAGACTCGATTGTCCCAATAAACCTCCTAGCATACTTTGTTTTGGTCTAGTATAAACAAAACTATCGTCAGCTAGAGCATTAATATCAGGTGGAATAGTAGCAGAAAAGTTACCGGCAGCATCCTTTGAAATAACGTAACAATCAAGCTTATTTTTAAATGATGGGTCTGACTTTAATAGACGTGCTTCTGTTTTTGAATATCCAAATTCTTCTGATGTTAATATGTGACTTAAAGTTTCTTCTGAGCACTCTGGAAATTTTAACGGACCGGTAGTCCAGTAGTTGTCTGCATCATAACTATATTTAAGTTGTGTAAGTGCTTTAGGGGGAAATTTCTTACCCATGTCTTCTTTTTCTTCAGCATTTAGATCATAAAACATAAAAAATGCAGGGTCATTCATATTCTGTCCTAAATACATAAGCTTAGTTTGTGTTTCAACATATTGACCAACTTTAAGTTTATTTTTAAATGCTTCAATTGCTGCTGGATCTGATGCCATTATATATATATATATATTTAAAAAATATAGAAAAATGATTTTAATAATTTACACCTTTTCTCAATTTAAACGTATATTTTTCTTCTTTTTGTTTTTCTTTTTTTTGATTTTCTTCTTTTTGATTTTCTTTTTTTTGATTTTCTTTTTTTTGATTTTCCACCTGATAAACCTGCAGACATAATTAAAGCGATCAATCGTAAAATTGTTTCCGCTGCAGACATAATACCAAAATTTAATTCAAATATATTTTCAAAAATGTTCTTTTTATCTTCTTGCAATGGCAAATCATTTCCATATTTTTGATTAAAGCTAGTTATAAAATGTGTTAATCTTTTCTCGTATTTTTCGAGAAATTCAAATTCTTGCATTCTTTTAGTTTTTTTGTTTGAACGATATTCTTCATCCTTTAAACTTTTTATTCTTCGTTTAATTTGATTTTGTTGTTCATCAATAATTTTAAAACAATTTAAAATATCTGTTAAATCTGTTACGTCTATATCACTACCATTGTTTCTAAAACTGTTTGTTTTTTCCATTATTATTTTAATATTATCTTCAATTGCTTTAATTGCATTTGATGTCCAGTAAGTTTCATTATGGAAAACTCTATTTGTTATCCCTGATAACGGTGTAAAACTTTTTAAAGGTCCAAAATTTTCTTTTACAGGTAAGTCATTTGCATATCTGTATTTTGATCCTTCTTCCATATATATATATATAAATATTTATAAAACAAGTTATATATATTAATTTATTATACCATTTATGATTTAAAAACCGCCAGGAAATCTGACTAAGTTCGCACCAATGCCAAAGCCAGCTCCAGATCTAGCAGTAGCACCCATTGATGGTACATAAGTGTCAAGAATGCTAAATGTAGCAGCTGCAGTCAAAGCGATCAATACAATTTCTTCAACATTCAAAGAACGTTTAGGGATAGCATAAGCAGCAATAGCCACCATTAAACCCTCAACAAGATACTTAATAATTCTTTTAACAAGTTCAGCAATGTTAATAACTCCGCTCATTATAATAAATAATAAGAAAAAAAATATATGTGCGATAAAAAACTTAAAAATAAATAGTATAAATATCTAAAATGGAACATTCTAAAGATAAAAATTCAAAGAAGTCAGGATTTGAGAGAAAAGAGCTAAATGGAAAACCAAATCCTAAATATGTTGATTTATTGGAAGAAGATAAACCAATTGCTGGCCAAAAATTTGTCTGTGTTTCGTTTTGTTCTCCGGAAGAAATTTTAAAGAAGAAGGAAATGTTTTTCTTTGAAGAATTCCTAAAGAAATGGGATTTGAATAAATCTATGGAAAAGTTTGTTCAATTCCTTAATTTTGTTTCATTCAAGTATAATGTTTCATTTGATGATTTGTCGAATGACTTCAAGGAATTTGTAAAGGAAGAAAGAGAGGCAATTTCTAAAACTACTTTTGAAGATGAATATAAAACATTTTTGGATAATAATGAAGAAGAACTACAAAAGAAGTTTGATATTGCAAATAATTTTCAAACAAACACTCGTGGTATCAAGATAAGAGGGTCTTATCCAACTCAAGAAGAGGCTGAATTGCGTGCTAAAATGTTGCGCGAGGTTGACGATAACCATAACATATTTGTTGGTCCTGTTGGCATGTGGATGCCTTGGGATCCAGAAGCTTATAAGACTGGTCGTGTTGAATATTTGGAGGAAGAGCTCAACCAATTGATGAGCGAGAAGCAGAAGAATGAGACCAATGCCAAGTCCGCTTTTGATCAACGTGTCAAGGAGACAAAACAGAAGGCTATTGATGAAAATATAAAGAATGCAGAGAAGTCTGGTAATACATTGACACAGACTATAGATGATGAAGGAAATCTTGTTGGTGTAAACAATGCTAATACACAAGAGTTTGCTTTGAAGGAACAAGAAAACATTTCGACCGCTGATATTTGTATGGAGTTATTTGAAGGAGAGAATATTGTGATAGGCAAGACAGATAATGGGCAAAGTCAGTTGTTATCAGGACCATTTGCTAATCAACCTTTAGAAAAGGTTGAGCCAAATAATTAACAACTTTTAGAAACAACTTTTAGAAACAACTTTTAGAAACAACCTTTAGAAAAGGTTGAGATGAAACTACATGTTTTCTTATATCCATCTCCTTTATCATTATTTAAGTAATATTTAACAGCAAAAATTTTTTAATCTTCTGTCTTATGTTTAGTCATGTAATTATTTTGAGAAAAATATAAAAAATAATTAAAGGTGCGGTTTTAAATCTTCAAGGGTGTAAATATCATTTATGGGAACATTTTCCTATCAATGCGTCTAATGAGAAGTATTTGTTTGATTGGTGTGAGTTAAATAATCCAGATACATATTGGAGAGATTATTGTTTGATAAAATATCCGGTGACCATTACTTTTGAAGATACATAAAAACTTTAGAAATTATATAAAACATAATTATAAACTTACATTTTTATAATTATTTACAATATTATATATATAAATGACCAGTAAATATCTTCAAACTGAAAGTGACTTAACTGTACCAGGTCGTTTTTTTTACAAAATTGATGATAAAATTAAGACAAAAATTATTTTTTTAGGATATTATGTGAATAAAATTAAAAATGGTCTTTCTCTTGGAATAATTTCAAGTAGTAAAGAAGTTTTCTTTTTTGCGTGTCAAAAAAATAATGATACTACTGCACTTTCTCCAGAAAGTACAATTAAGCTTAAAGAAGTAATTGAATGGAAACCTTTAAATGGTAAAATGACTAAATGCGATGATTTTTCAACTAAAAAAGGTCGTTTATGTCCAATGAAGGTAGATGCTTCAGCACCAGATGATCCGATTGATACAGAATTAGATTTATATGCAGAACCAATTGGAAACTTAAAAAAAATATATTACGTCGAAACACAAGCAGCAGGTAAAAGACGTCGTAATAAAAAAAGAAGTAAAAGACGTCGTAATACAAGAAGAAAAAGATTTACCAAGAGACATTGATACAATAATTAAATTTTTATTATATAATAATTATTTTAGAAATATATTATATATAATGTCTAAACGTGTTACAAACGAAAGTGATTTAACAGTTCCAGGTCGTATTTTTTACAGAACGAGACAAGATTGTTCTAAGGGAAACTTAGCATGTGAACCAAAGACAGAAACATTAGGTTATTATTATAAAAAAATCATTGATGGTTGGAAGGGAGCAGCATGGACTAATTATAGTTATTTGTTTTCATATTTTAAAGGGAATGTGGAACCAGATATACAGAAAAGTGTAATAGATAAAATTAATAATATATACAGGTATACACAAGGAAATCGTGCAAAAGGAGTAGATGTGGAACGAACTTATTTTGTAAATGATAAGAATGAAAAGGTAATGGAAATACCAGAAGATTCAGACTTGATTTATAAACTGAAACTTTCATTAATGCCAGTTAGTAGTATAAAAGAAATATTTTATGCTGATGATTCTGGACAATCAGCTGGTAAAAAACGTCGTAATAAAAAAAGAAGTAAAGGACGTAGTAATAAAAAAAGAAGTAAAAGACGTAGTAGAAAGAGATTTACCAAAAGACGTTAATTACAAAATGTTGTTTTATAATAAATAAGAGATTATTGTTTGATAAAATATTCTGTTACTATTACTTTTGTACAAACGTTCTACAGTTTGTAAAACAAAGTATATATTTTGTCGTAAATCTAAAAATACATGTGCTTAACTATTATTATAATAATAATTTTATATTATTATAATAATATGGATAATATAAAAAAAAGAAAACCAGATACAGAACCTGAACCTGAACCTGAACCAGATTCAGATTCAGAAACAGAAGTTAAAAAAAGAGAACATTTGTTTGATCCTTTTCCATTTCATTTTTCAGCTCAAAATGATGAACGAATACTACGTTTATTACCTCCAGATAAACAACATCTTATGAATGGTAATGATTATGAACAACTACAACTTATGAATGAAGAAGTTGGTGATTTAGATAAAACACATATAATTGGTTATCCAGAAAGCGCAAGTCTACTTTCACCTGAAGCACCAAATGATTTTAGTTTAATAGTTTTAATGTTGGCTGTTCATGGTAATAATCCAAGACCTCCAACTCGGATAAGATTACAGAGTGGTTGCACATTATTAAAGGCATCTGCTGTACCAAAAGGATGTGTATGCATTAATTATACAAATCCAGAAACTTTAGATTTATTTAATAGACATTTAATAGAAATTATACAAGGAAATAGACAATTTATTAATGATGGTAGTGATCAAAGACCATTATTTGAACATATTTGTCGTAATTATTCACGTGTGTATTTAGAAATATTAAAAAATATAGAGGAAATTACTTCAAAAAAATTAGGTTCAAGTCAAAAAAGTACTAAAAGAAGTAACGTTACTTGTATAGAAGAAGGTAAAACAGATGAATTATTTGAATTAACATATGGCGACCGATTATATAATAAATCATATGTATTAACACCAGGAGAAACTGAAATAAAAATTATATATGATTCTAGGTATCCATCAGTTAGAACAACAACTGAATTAAGTGAAAGAAGGCCCTTTTCAACTTTACATTCTTCAATAGATCAATCGTTTTCACTTCAAACTATATATGATTTTTTTCGGAATCTTGGATATAGAACAATATATATTTTTGATATGAGCTGTGATTCAGGTAGTATTAACTATCCGCCAGGTTTTAGAGGCGGTAAAAAAAATAAAAAAACTTATAAAAGAAAGAAAAATAAAACATTACGAAGAAAAAGAAAAATAAATAAAAAGAAATATACAAAAAGAATTAAGTATTAAGTTATTTGTATAGATTGTTATAAAATTAAATTACCGGAAAATATTGAAAACAAATAGTTATAATGTCGTAATCTATTTATTTTTGTGAATACTACTTTTTATTATAAGATACTCTTCAAGTAGTAATATTTGCTTTTATATTTATAAGCGAGAATTATAAAAGCGTTTTTCTACCATTTATTTGCCTTTTTGACATTAATTTTTGGACCAGCTCCGCGTTTTTGTGATTTATTTGGGTCATATTGTTCTTCATCGTCGTCATCTTTGAGACTTTTTGATAATTCCCAGAATTCTTTAGACCCTAATCTGAAGTCGTTGTGATTGTCTGCCTTATACCAGAACACTTGATCATGTAGTTTGTTGGATTTTGAGTTGTTGTTTATGACTAGACACTCATAATTCTCTGTACATTGATCCATGACCTGACAAAAGCTCTCAAATGTGGGAAACATACCAGCATAATTTTCATAAATACGCTTTCTATTGGCAATATAATTTTCTCTCAAAATGAAGACGTAATCAATGTTCGTTCTTAATGTTGGAGGGATACCAAGCGGATATTGCATTGTGATGACTAACATGATCTTCCAATGACGTCCGTTCATGAATAGAAGTCGCATCATTTTATCACGTGCCCATGTGTTGTCATAAAGGCAATCATCTAAAATAACAAAGGCACGAGGATCAATAGTGCTGCGTTTATAAGTCTCCATTTCCTTTTTAATTTGCTTCAATACAGTGCGCTGTCGCTTCAATATATTTTCAATAATTGCAGTATTGTATTCAGTATGAACGAAAAGTTTTGGCACCATTTTGCCGTAAAATCCGTTGCCCTCTTCTGTGCCGGAGATAACAGTGCCAATAGGAATATCTTGTTGGTAATAAAGAAGATCTCTTACCAAGAAAGACTTACCGGTGTCACGCTTACCAATTAGCACAACAACAGGTCCTTTATTTTCATTCGGCTTAAAACTAATACTTTTCATATCAAACTTTTTTAATTCTAGTGTCATATTTATTAAATTTAGAAATTATATTTTACTTCTTTTTACGCAAATACATAAAAAGTAAATCAAATAATCAATTTAAATTATTTAGACACAATAATATAGACACAATAATAAGTTAAAAACAGGGATAATTTATATATTATTTAGCTAAAGAATGATAAATGTTAATTATCAGAAAAGAAAAAATACTGAACTTTTTAAAAGTTTAGAAGATTCATCTTCCCTTTTTCTCACACAGGCGCAAAATTACATTCCAATTTATAATAGGTTCTTCTCATTGAATGATACAAATTTTAATGGAATTAATTTTAATAATAAATGGTTTATTTCAAGTGTAAAAGGAAAGATTGATGACGATTGTAATTTATATAATTGTAGAGTGAAAAGTATGTTGAATGACAAAGTAAAAGACAAAGAATTATTTTTCAAAATGGCACCATTATTGGACCCATATAAGTATTTAATTGGTAAATATAATGTAAATGATAAACGCATATTTACACTACCAAAATTGACATCTACAAATGAAGATTGTCATGCAAAATTTATAGATCAAAATAATTCGGCATATGTAGATGGATTATTTTTATATTTAACTAGTCAACTAATACATACGACATATTTCCCTCACGGTGTTGATTATTATGGGTCTTTTTTGGGTATTAAAAATAATTTTAGAATAAATGTATTTGATGATATAGATTATTTAAATAATTCAGAATTTTTCAATAAGAACAAAAACGTATTGTTTAAAATTGATAATTATGAGCATTTATTTCAAAATGAAGAAGCTAAATTAAAACCCATACATATAGATCATAATACAAGTGCTAAATCTCAGTTATCTATTAAAAGTATAGATAATCAAGTTTTTGAAGATGTATTTGATGATACAACAATAGATTTGAATGATTTAAAAAATATGTCTATTGATTTAATAGATATTTCAACTTCAAATATAATAGATAATATAGATAATAAAGATAATAGTCATGTTACATTGAAATCAAGTTCTACTTGTTCATCTAGGTCATCTCATACTGCAAATAACGATACAGAAGAACATACAAATGATGATGATGATGATGATGATGATGATGATGATGAAGATGAAGATGATGATGATGATGATGATGATGAAGATGAAGATAATGATGATGATGATGATGAAGATGATGAAGAAGATGAAGATGATGATGATGATGATCAAGATGAAGAGGTCAATGTAACGTTACCAAAGTTTCCTATTCAAGTAATTTGTATGGAACTATGTGATAATACATTTGACGAATTAATTATTAATAATGAATTAACACATGAAGAATGGTATTCTGCTTTTATGCAAATTATTATGATTTTAATAACTTATCAAAAAGCATTTAATTTTACACATAATGATTTACATACAAACAATGTTATGTATAATGAAACAGATAAAAAATATATTTATTATTATTATAAAAAGAAATATTACAAAGTTCCAACATTTGGACGTATTTATAAAATTATTGATTTTGGTAGAAGTATTTTTAAATATGACGGAAAGTTATTTTGCAGTGATAGTTTTCAAACAGGTGGAGATGCTGCAACACAATATAATACAGAACCATATTTAAATGATAAAAAACCACGTTTAGAACCCAATTACAGCTTTGATTTGTGTCGTTTAGCATGTTCAATATTTGATTATTTAGTTGAAGATATTGAAGAAGTCAAAGATTTAAGCAAATGTGATCCAATTAAACGTTTAATAGTTGAATGGTGTTTAGATGATAAGGGTATCAATATGCTATATAAAAATAATGGCGCAGATAGATATCCAGATTTCAAATTGTATAAAATGATTGCACGCTGTGTTCATAATCATACTCCTCAATCACAATTAGAAAGACCTGAATTTAAGGCTTTTTTATTTAATGGACAAGTAACTACAGATTTTGTTAATATTGATGAAATCCCTGTATGTATTTAGAATAAATAACAAAAACATCATAATATATTTATTATATTTTATATAATTATATTATGAATTCGTTTGGATTTATTATTATTAGACATGTTAATTCAGAAACTACAAATAAATACTGGAACCACTCAATAAAATTATTAAGAACTTATTATCCTTATAGAAAGATAGTTATTATTGACGACAATAGTAACCAATATTTTTTAAAAGCAGAACATGAATATAAAAACATTGAAATAATACAATCAGAGTTTCCAGGTAGAGGCGAATTGTTACCATACTATTATTTTATTAAAAACAAATTCTTTGATAATGCAGTAATTATTCATGATTCAGTTTTTTTCCATTGTAAGTTTAATTTTGATTTATTAAAAAATATTGATGTAATACCATTATGGTTTTTTAATTCTGATAAAGAAAATGTTAGCAACACTATAAGGATATCAAATTCTTTAAAAAATAGTTATTTATTACATGAAAAATTATCTAATAATCTTGTTGCAATGATGCCTAAGAGTAATTGGTATGGATGTTTTGGTGTGCAATCTTATATAAATCATGATTTTCTTTTAAGATTAGAATCCAAATATAGTATTACAAACATGATAGAACAAGTGAAATGTAGAGCCGATAGATCTTGCTTAGAGAGAATAATGGGTTGTATTTTTTTCACAGAAAATAAAAAAATTACTAAAAAAAAATCACTATTTGGTAATATCATGCAATATCAAACATGGGGATATAATTTTGACCAATATATGGAAAGCTTTAAAAAAGGCACTATTCCAAAGTTAGTTGTTAAAGTATGGACAGGGCGATAATGAAAAAATTTATAATATTAAAATATGGTTTCCAGTTATCAAACGAGTGTGTCGTTACTATAATCCATACAAATTTAAAATTTCTCCATTAATATCATCTTCATCATCATGTTTCAATAATTCAAATAATTTAGTTGGATGAAATTCTCGTTGGATTTTTGGTTCTCTAACTCTTTTCCACAACCAATCACGAAATTTATTTTTAAATTTCAAAGAATAATATAAAAACCTAAAGTTATGTAATATTTTAAATTTTGCTTTAATAGTATTAATATTTAGGTAATATATAAAATCATCTTCATCGTCGTCATCTTGTTCGTCATAATTTTCGACCTGGTCTCTATTGTTTTTATTCTTGCAACTATATAAAATATGACAAAATGGATTATTAGTTAAAATTAAAATTTCTAATTTTTCATTTAATTTGGGTAAATATGTTAATTCATTATTCTGACATCTTAAATATTTTATGGTTTCCTTCAAGTGAGGTAAATATGTTAATTTGTTATAACAACAATTTAGAGTTTCTATTTTTTCATTCAATATTGGCAAAAATGTAAGTTCATTATTAGTACAATCTAACACTTTTAAATTATCATCTAACTTAGGTAAAGATGACAATTTATTATCAAAACAACGCAATACTTCTAATTCAATATTTAATTCAGGTAAAGATATAAGTTGATTATCTCCGCATTCTAACTCTTTTAAATTATTCGGTAATTTTGGTAAATAGATAAGAAGATTATTGCAACAAGTTAATATTTTTAAACTATTAGGTAATTCAGGTAAATATATAAGTTTATTATTTCCACATCTTAATTCTATTAATGATTCGCTTAATTTTGGTAAAGATATAAGTTGATTTGTTTCGCAATATAACATTTCTAAACTATTCGGTAATTCAGGTAATTGTATTAATCTATTGTAATCACAATATAATATTTTTAATTTTGTAAATCTTGATAAATCTGGTAAATATGTTAAATCTTTTTGTCTTAAACTAATTTCACTAATATTATCAGGTAAACTATCTAAATATTCTGTTATATTTAGATACTTTTTATTTAGATACCGATAATACATGTAGGGTGGTGGTCCTCTTCCACCAAACCCTGTTCCTTCTCTCTCGTGATTGAATCTTGACATGTTATTGTATATTTATATTTAGGAATTATCATTAATTTTATTTCAATTTTTTTAAATCTTTTCATTTAATAGTAAATTCCAAAACTTAAACATATTTATAATGACTTAAAACATTTATATATAAATATATAATGAAATTTTTACATTATATATTATTTATAATCAATATTCATAAAGTTGAACTTTGTTTTATTCAGAACAAACACAAACCAATATGTGGAAATTGTAAATTTTTTATTCCAAATAAAAATGAATGTAGAAAATTTGGAGATATGAATATAATTACTGGTAAATATACTTATGAAAGTGCTGTTAGTGTAAGAAATGATGAAGATAAATGTGGTGAATATGCGATTTTATTTAAAAAAAATAATTTTAAATTTATTACTATACCTTATTATTTTATATTAGAAAATGGTACTATAATTTCTCAAATAAGTTATACTTTTCTTCCTTTTATTTTATTGTATATATTATTGTGTATATTGTATGCATTTAAAAAATAGCAATTTATGCATCTTTATCTAAATGAGAAAAGGTGTAAATATAAATAAAGGTGTAAATATAAATAAAGGTGTAAATATAAATAAAGGTGTAAATATAAATAAAGGTGTAAA